AACCGCGCGCCAGTGGATAAACTCCACAGTGCCGAGCGTTACCTTCCCCTCGATATTATGCAACATTCTGCCGCTGTCTGCGGCGATAGTGAGCCACCACTCTCTGAGCCCTGCGAGAGCATCGGTGTCTTTTTTGGCAAAGCAATAGATCATCGCAAAGCCTTCATGAATTGCCCCGCGTGTGGCCTGTGAAAGTTCGTACTCTGGCCGCGGGTTTACGTCGATCAGAACGCGCGTCTTCTTATTATTGCGTGCGGCGTTCTCTAGGTCTGCGCCGCTTGGCAGGCCATCAGGCCCGAACCCGTAAGAGACCTTCACCTCAAGCGTAGGCGCTGCGGCGTTGAATGCTGCTGCGATCTCTGCGATCATAAAGCCCTCGCGTACACCTGTGCCATTTTGCGCTGAGTAGGCGCGTCTTTGAGCAAGATGCGAAACCAGCGAACCCCATCGGGGAATTTTGTCAATAGATTCATGTCTACGGCGTAATCATAGGCCGCTGAATACTTGTCGCCGGTTGTGCGGCCGCGAAGCTTCTTTTTCATGTCTGCCGGTGAAAGCTTCCGCAGCTCTTCGAGACCGTTCGAGCCTTGCAAGTGGCGCTTTGCTGTGGTGTATTGATATTTGGCGTATTCTTCAGCCCCTGAGCCATTACCGCCAGAGACGAGGTCTACCGACTCTTTGCCGGGCTCAACGCGGGTTGTGTTTCTGAGAGTGCCGCGGTCTTTAGGTATCCATGGCTTTACAGTCGCGAGTCCAACCTCAGCCGCACGCGTCAGCGCATTGACCTGCAGGGCTTGGATTTTCTCGAATGCCTGGTCAACGGTCATACGATGCCCGCCTCTTTGAGATAATACCGTCTCACGCCTGAAATGCTGACGGCCGGTTCTACGGTGTACGCTGTAAGCCTGCCATCGTCTGCGATGATATAAGCCCCACGCTGTAAGACCTCAACGCTTGAAAACTCGCCGGCATATTCGACAGCCCCGCCTTCTTTGGCGTACTTCACAGTCGAGCGCATAGTGAACGCGATGACGTTCAGCCTTGTGCCAATCTTGAACCCGTCGTCATACGTTGCCCGGTAAAAGGTCATGCGCTTGCCCTGTACTCCGCGTCAGCCTTGGCTAGTTGCTTGGCTGTCGGGGTGTTTGATTCTTCGATTTCTTGCTCTGCGTCTGACTCGTCAAAAAACTGTATCGGGTAAGGCGTTATCCCGTGAGTGCAATTGAACTTCCAGAGATGGGTGTTCTTGTCGGCCTTGATTTCGCCAACGGTTTTCCATGTGGATGTGTTCGGGTACTTTTTAGAGAGGATGTCTCGGCCTTCTGATGTGAAAAAGACAATCTTGCCCTCCCATGGGCGGCAAGAGTCTGACGCACCGTGCGTGCTGATCTTTCCAGTGTAGACGCCAGAAGTGGAGGCATCGAATTGAGTGGTGGCGACGTGTAGGTCTGTGGCTGTCGTGTTTGCCCTTTGGTCAAGGTATACGTTGAGGGGGTAATGAGCCCCATTGCGATATTTGACCGTGTCCGTGCCGCCGTATTTCTTCTGCAGGTTTATCCATGCCTTTTGTAAGTCTTCTGCGCCTGTCGTGCGGCGAGTGATGCTCTCGATCTTGAGCTGGGTCATTTGGGTCTGCGCCACTAAAGCGGCTTGTGCAGACTCTGCAGCCACGGTCTTAAACTCTGCCGCGCGTGCTCTCATGTCAAGGTCTGTCCCTGCGATGAGTGCGTCGATATTCCCGATGACCTGCACCCGGAGCGATTCGAGCAGCCTGTCAGACACCCGAGAATTTACCGTCAGTTTGCCGGCCTTGATGTACTTAACCAACGACCGCAGAAACTGGTCATGCGCCGCGTGTGCGACCTCTTCGAGAATATCACCAGCAAAGAAGCGGAGCAGGGGTTTTCTGAGAGCCTTGCCATATTTCGCGATAGCCGCCTCGACTGTTGGCAAGTCTTTTGACAGAGCATACCTGTAATCATCTAGAAAAGAGTATTGCCGTTGAATACGCGCCACAGAGTCGAGCATCTGCAGCTTTTCAGACCTGATTGACCAATCTGTCTTTTTCATCGGCCGACGTACCGCCTAATGGGTTTGATAACTGCGTCTGCGTTGTCTCTCAGGGCAACGTCTACCAAGTCGCGAGCGTCTAGGCACAGTGAAGGCCCGCTCACGCCATCGATCGATAGAACGCCGTCCGAATATGCACCGCCTGTCAATGTGCCGATTGTCTCGGCTGAGTCCCGCATCGGCAGAACGCGTGCCAGGTGCAGCGCCTGCAGAATGTTTGCCTTGTTCAGTTGGTCGTCATCTGGTAGCCACAAAGCACCGTCCGCCCATCTCTGTTGATGGTGCCGCACGATGTCTCTGCACGCCTGCACAATGCAGCGCACCTGAAAGGCTGTTGCCTCGGTGCTCTCTACTGTGATTGCGTCATTGTCTGCCACGTTCTCGGCAAGACCGGGGGTAAATGAAAGCTCCACCGTGCCTGAGTCGTATCTGGTCGAGAGAATACGGTATTCAGTCGCGGTGGAGTCGCTTGCGATTGTAAAAACCGACCCCGCTGTAATGCGTTGAACATCATCAGCGAAGCCGTCAACGGTCATCGACGTCGCACCCGCAGAATATCCCGAGGCGTTATTCACCGCCCCCGTGAGACTTTGCGAAGCCAGGGCAGCCCAATGCAGCTCGCCATTAGCGGCCGCATAGGTGTTTACCTCAGCTACTGTGCAATACGTCGATTCCATCTTACACCGCCGCTATCGTGCAGACGTTCTTGCTGACGACGTGCCACTTGAGATTGATCGCAATCAAGTCAAGGGACGCACCAACAAACGCGCCAAAGGTCGCCGTATCTTTCGCACCGCCTGTGACGCCATCGTCTAGCAGGTTGGTCGCTGTGACGACGTGCGCGTATGCGCTTTGATTGAGAATCAACAGTCTATAGCCCTCTTGCGCTGCTGTAGGTGCTGCGAGCGTGTAAGCGCCCGCAGAGCCTTTTGTCAGCTCTGCAATGTTTGATGGGTTAGAGAATGCGATCGCCCCGTCTGAAGCATAAGTCGCAAGCGTCGGTTTCTGAATCTCTGCGAGCTTGGCAGCGAATCCCGCCTGTTGGAAAGCGGGGTTTACTGACTCAATAGAACGCAGTTCTGCTGTGCTGAGCTCTGCCATAGGCTTAACCCATCACAACACAGATATGCTCAGATTGAACGGCTTTTACGCCCCAAACTGCTTCGACTTGGAAACGCACAGCGCCCCAGCCTTTATACAGTGAGAAGGTGAAAGTGATCCCGGTGATTGGGTCTGTCACAGTCTCGATCATGATCGCCGCATCACCCATACGCGGGCGTGCTGGTGCGCGCGTCGCGAGTGCGATGGCATTGCGAGAGAAAGCCACGTTTGCGGTGTAGCTGTCGCCGATGGTCATCTCTGTTGTGTCTGCAACAAGGGCACGAATGCCAGGGTTACCAATCACGATGTCGCCAGTGGCTGCTGTCAAACCGGTGTTTACAACATACTTGTTGTTCGCATCGGTTGCAAAAGTCACGATGTCACCGGCCTTGATGCCTGTGCTGTTGACTGTGCCACCATCGAGCGTCAGAGTGGTCTGGCCTACTGCCTCGCCTGAGCCGTTGTTGATGTCGTAACCAGTGCCCGCGCCTTTTGTGTGCGACTGTACGCCAGCAGACTCGCGGACGCCAAATCCGACGATAGGCAGAAGAATGCCGTTTCGCAGGGTCTGGTCTGAACCGTTGTTCTGTGCTGTCATCAGGTTAGCGAGTGAGCGAAGGTTTACGCCAGCCGCTGAGTTGATGATCAGTGAACGGAAATTCGGGTCATTCATGCCCGGTGCGCCGTTGTCGTCAAGGATGCGCTTGGCTTCTGCAGCTACGCCCAAAGACGAGCCGAATGGAGCTGTACCGGCTGTGCCGACTGCACGCGATGCGTTTTGATACGCGGCCGTCATGATATCGACCTCCATCTCATTCACAAGCGCGCGAATGCCCTGAGCGATGTTCTGCTCAAGAATCACTGCGGCCATGTTGCCGAGAGAAAGCTCTTCTTCGCCTGAAATAGGGATCGGTGCGACTTTTGACTTGTTCAGGGTCATGTCTACATAGCTGTAGGTCGCTCCACCCGTCTCAGGGATTGCCATCGCTGGCGTGAAGTTTTCGAGAGTCGCAGCGGGTGCGATAGGCGTCCGAACCGTCTGGTTCAGAGCAGCTGTTGCCGCCGATGCGTCGAGAGTTACAGCGCGAACAGCACCAGCCATCTCGCGTGAGACGGTGTGCATAGCGCGGTAAATTGTCGGGACGAGTCCCGTGATTGTATTTGCAATTGCCATTTTTACCTCTATTCTGTCAGCGTGCCGCCATTATTAATGAATGCAAAGCGATCTGCGTTGCTCATTGCGTCAAACTGGGCCTTGGTCACCTTGTTGGCACTTACTGGAGTGCGCTGACCACCTGAGGAGCCTGCCCCTGGTGCAAGTTGGGTTGATAAGAGGTTCGAGTTCTGTTCGAGGGCGAGAAACTGGCTCAAAGCCTGATCGAGATCAAGCTCTAGGCCGTTCAATTTTGCAGCCACTTTCCATTCGCCATTGTCCTCGATGACTGCGGGGGAGCAGCTCGCCTTGAATAGCGTGGCGACTTGGTCAAGGTTCCGAATGTTCGGATGCTTGCCGGCCGCCTGAAAAATCGCTGTGTTCAGCTTCTCTGCCTTGAACGCTTGTTCAAACTTGGTGGCGCGTTCGTTTATTGTTTGCGCTTCTTTCTGCGCCTTCTCGATTGCTGCCTGTGCCTGTTTTGCTTCGCGTTCTTTCGCGGGTATCTGCAAACTTTCAAGCTCGTCTAAACGCGCTTTGAGTTTGTCAGCCTCTGAAAGCTGAGAGCTGAGATTGTCTATCTCGCCTTTGTACTTTTTCCGAAAGTCCTCATTTGATTTGGCGATCACGCCTTCGATGAGCCCTTTCAGATCGACGTCTCCTATCTTCTGTGGCAGTTCGAGCGTCTGACGATTACGAGGGTCGGTAAACGTGAAGCGCTCGATCTGTTCCGGCTGTGCCGTTGGGGTTTCTGTCATGTAGTGCTTTCCTCTTGTTGAGTTGTTATCAGCTCGCGCGCTTGTGTGATTGCGCTCGCCGCATCCACCCCGTCGATCTGCCAGTCTGGTGCGCTGCCTTCAGTTTCCTGTGACAGCTCCTCGACCTTAGCAGGGTCAAGATTCGGGAAGACCTTTTCAACAATGCCCTTCAAGGCGATTTGTTTTAGAGGTCGCAAGCCGAGATTAAACACGTCAAAGAGCCGCTTGAGCTGCAGGTCTATATCCTGTTGCTGGAACTCTTTGCTGTATTCTATCCCGATCTGTTCGCCGTAATCTTTACCAAGCCAACGCGCTGCAGTTCTGAAAATAAACTCTTCAGCCTCTTGCAGCGCCTCGGCA